GTCTGAGTGGATGGTGCTGGAGTTGTCGTGCCCTGTCTTGATGTCTAGGAGGGTTATGGGGATTCCATGGTGTTCCACTCTGCGCTGGTAATCGTTGTCCTCACAGAACGCTGGATAAATGCCCTCATCAAACAACCCTATCTTCTGCACTACCTCCTGACCTACAGCGAAGGTGTGCCAGTAAGGGAAGCTACTAACCAGGGTGAGCTCTGAGGGTGACGCCCATGCAAGTTTCTCCAACTGTCCAGGCTCAAACCACATGTCATTACTAGCAAAGGTCCAACGGTTGTCCATGGGGAAGAGCTTGATACCCAGATTCCATGACCCTGACACACCCAGATTAGAAGGCATAGGGAGATAGGTGGTCATCTCCACGCAGGCTGGGACATGCACCTCCAGATCCTCCTCTACTACTGAGGCACCGTTGTCAATGATGAGCAGGTGTCCTATGGGGTAGTCAATGCTTTGCAGCATCCTCTCCAGTAGGTCGTAACGGTTCAGGACAGGGATGATGAGGTTAGGGATTACCATCGGCTTGGCATCCCCAAAGTGTTCCCATGCCCCACATGGTAAATCCAAGTCACCTCAGGGCTCACAGCCACCTTGACCTTGTAATGTGCAAGCCGTTTCGCTAACACAAAGTCCTCTCCAATCCTGTTCCCCTCCTCATCAAGCTCATTAGTTTCCCAATCGAAGTAAGCTGAGTGACCACCCACATCAAGGATTGCTTCACGCCTAGCCATATAAACGCCGGTCATCTGTCGAGGGTTCTCATAGTCAAAAGGCAGGCCACGATACTTCTCCAAATGGCCTGCTGTGCTGCCGTTCGAATATCTGAAGTGTGTGTAGCCCACATCCGCTTTCTCGTTCTCAATCAAATGCCAGAGTGTCTCGAGGTGGTGTGGGAGGAACTCATCATCATCAGCCAGAATCGCAACCCATTCAGTCTGTGCATAACGCAAACAAGCATCCAACATTTTGGGTGCGCCCAGCCTGTTGAAATCGGACAGGATGAGATGTTGCAAAGGTTTGTAGGTTTGATTCATCACACTATTCATAGCGCGACCCAACAGTTCACCTCGTGGCGGAATCGTAGGTGTACACACTGTCACCGGAATGACACCATCACCCCACATTTTCATTCCAGCCCCCTATCAAAGTTCACCCAAGCGTGCACCACATTGAGAAAGTCCCTGATGTTCATGTCTTTGAGTCGCTCATAGTCAGCCTCACTGAAGCATATCTCCACAGCGTCAAACAGGAGGAGGAGGTCTGACCCATCCTGATCTAGTTGTGCCTGTTTCAAATCCATGAGCAACTGGATAGGGAGGGTGAAAAAGTTGCGTGCTATCGCCCTGAAGTCACCGTAGACAACCTCTACAGGTGGGAGGTCCTGTGAGTGCATTGAGTACATGATCCGGTCAAAGTCTCGCTCATCAGTCATAATGTGAGCTCCTCAAAGTTGAAAGCCTGCTGAGACAATCTCTCTACTATGAGCTCACAATACTGTTCTTCAAACTCCACGCCTATAACCTTCCTACCCAAGTCCCTAGCAGCAATTAGAGTTGCACCGCTACCGGCAAAGGGATCGGCAATGACACCATCAGGACAGTGCTCAATGAGCTTCCCCATCAGTGGGACAGGCTTTGGTGTGGGATGGTCAGGGCGATTTGCTGGAGGCAAGGTGGGGATTGAATATATCCCAGCTACCCTAGGTCCTTTCCATCCATTGCCAAGAATGTAAATCTCCTCTGTTATATCAGCCCAGGGCATTTTCAAATCTCCAGAGTAACCAGCACCACCACGCTTGTCCCAGACAACTAGTTGCCTAGTCTGCTCTGGTCTGGGTCGCTTCCATGTGCCAAACACAATGGCAGGTCTAGCGCCCCATAGATTTAGTGCAGCATCCCTAACATTCAAATTATTATCTCCAACGATTTTCAACTGTTTTCTTCTGCCAGAAAAGTAGGAAACACCGTAGGGAGGATCTGTCACCAGCACATCAGCCTCAAGCCACTCAGTGACCTCAAGGCAGTCACCGTGAAACAAAGTCACCAGGTCATCCTGATAGTACGGTTTCATAACAAATCCACTTTACCTCTGAAGGGCACACCCTTCTCTAGCTCAAAACAGGTGAGGGCTGGGGTACTGTCACCGCCTGCACCGTTCATCCTTGTAAACCAGTCAGAGCCATTGTCTAGGGTGCTTGCTTGGACCCACCATCTCTCCCTGCCCTCGCTCCCAGCGAACTGCTCGCATCTGTGGTGATGAAAATGGCCTGTGACCATGAGTGTGGCAGCAGACAGGTAAGAACTACTAAACACTGCCTTAGTCCAGAACCCTTGGAAAGCATCAGGGCGTGCAACCTGGTGACCGTGAATCGCCCCCAGAATGTGAGAGCCGTCATCAAACACATCAAACGCGAAACCCTCATCATGAGGTTGTGGAATAAGCCAGCGTTCCACAGGGAGCCCCACCTCTGTTGCGAGCCTCCTGAGCTGTTGCAGGATGACAATGCCCCAATCATCCACACCAGGTCTACCCACAGCTGCCTTGTTCACCCTGAATTGGCAATGGTTAGAAGCGACAGAGCCAAAGGTTATGGGTGCATACTTTGATGCCATTTTGATGAGATCCCACAGGAGAGCGCTTGCGAGGTCTACCTGCTGCATAGGGCTGAGAGTGTTAGTGATTAGCTGGTCCATGTCAGCCTTATTGTTCACACCCTCAATGATGTCCCCCATGTCCAGGATTACTATGTGGTCATAGTTGCCGGTTTTCAGCTTCGCCTCCACACGGGCATATGCTTCATGGATGCGCTGAATAGACTCCTCATGACCGCCACGCGATCCGCCCTTCCCAATCTGAAAATCAGCAGGGCAAATCACATACACTCTGTCAGAGCTCTTAGGTTTAGGAGTCTTGGCTTTAGTCCTTTTCGCTTGAGCGTAGAGAGTAGGCAGGTCAATGTCAGTAACTTTGCGCCGGAAATGGAACCTGTACGCGGTCAGCCACTGCCCGTCATAACGCTGCCATTGAGAGGTACGCGGTGTCCCCACAATCTCATACTCATCAGGTGAGTAGCCACGCTCAGCAAGGAACTCATCAAAGTTAGGAGCCTCAGGGAGACCCTCAGTAGTAGCAGTCCCCTCATTGCCGTCAAACTCCAGGCCAGGTCTGAAGTGGGAAGGTGCTTGGACTTTCTTCGCCGGTTCCAGGTCCTCTAGCATGAGCACTCCCTGTTCCTGTGTTTCCTGATCGGCTTCTCAGTGATGACTAGACCGCGCTGCGAGAGGGCACGCGCTAAAGAGTTCCCTGACCAAGCGTCATAGTCTGCAAGCGCTTTCACCAGGATGCCCCTGTCATTGTCATCCAGTTGCCCCAAAATGGTTCTGACCTTACAGGGTGTCCTCCTCACAGGAGGTCTCATGTCCTCGAGCACAACATTCCACCTTTCCTTGAGACTAGGAGAAGTCTAACCCCTCACCACCCACAATGGGAGTTATTTTCACGGTAGCCCCAGGCTCGCGCGTGTCTGCATAACACTTCCACGCCACCACATGCACCACCTGATCATCATCCACCCACACACCAGCATCAGTGAGACCATCACAAACACCGCGCACTAGCTTGTCCAAGTCTGGGGGTTTGATGGGCCACGGTCTTTTCTCGCGTGAGATTGTGGCAGGGCGCTCCAGGTAGAACTCAACCTCAAGAGTCACAGGATCCGCCACGGTCTCCCAACCCTCATCCTCCATGATTGCTAATGCTGTGGAGGTGACTGCTTTACGCCATGCAGGGAGATACTTTGATGCCTCAATGAAGCGACCACCTTGTTTTGGAGAGCCTCCTATGTAGCGCTTGCTGCCCTGAGGAGCAGGTCTGCCGTAAACATCAAAAGTAAGGCTCACCTAACTAGTCTACCTGGGCAAAGAGAAACCCCCTCCGAAGAGGGGGCTTACAGCTCTGCTTAGTAGTTGTTGTAGGAGCTTCCAAACTCGTAGCCTTTGCCATTCTGGTCAAAGACCGTGAATTGTGACCACTTGTCATAACCCCACTTGCGCCATGCAATCTGGTTAGCTCCCTTGGGTGTTTTTGCTTCTACAGTTCCAATGGTCTCAAAGAGTCCAGTGAAGTCATTGTGTGCAAGAACACTAAAGGTTGTTTTGGTTTGGTTTGCTGTGTTTGTCATATCTATAGTGTATACCGCTACACACACAAAATGCAAGTCAAAACACAAACTTTTTCAAACTATTTTTTCGGCTTCACCAGGTTCACAAAAGACAAGATATAGAGCAAAGCACTAGCCACATACCCAAACGCAGCCAAAAGACCCTCAGCCTCAATAGCCAACAGAAAGTACAAAGTAGCCAAACCAGCCAGAACAGCGAAACCAGACCACCGCATTAGAACGGAGCCCCCTGATCAATAGGCTCAGCAGTCCCAGGCTTAGCTGTAGGCCAAGTCTCCAAAATTGCTGCCTCATTACGCTTATCAGAAGCGATAACAATACTTTCAGCACGCACCTTCACAGCAGACCCTGTAGATCCGTCACGCTTCTGGAAAGTGCTAGTGCCTGTAATCCGGCCTTTCACCGTCACCTGCTTTACACCCTCCAAAGGTTGCTTCCCATCAGTGGTCACATCATAGATAGTCTTATCCACTGTCTCCCAGTCACCCTGATGATTCTTTTTCCGCACATCCACCGACACCTTCAGAGCTGTGCCCCACTCAAAGTCACGCACATCATTCAACCAACCAGTTAGCTCAATCAGAGCCTCATTCTTCACCATTACTTTCCCTTTCTATATGAGATGGATTGACACAATCAGTATGACCGCAACGCCTGACACCAGGAAGGATAGGTTTGCCATCCTCATCCACAGGTGTGATGTCATCAGCCCCAAAATATCCGTGCCAAGGGAGACATTTGCCTCTTTTGGTGTGCACAGTCTGGACTTTCTTACTCCTGCAAGAGGCACAGAGAATAGTTTTCTGCCGTGAACTAGAGAGCTCCCATTCAAAACCGCAGCGCTCACACTGAATCACGCCCATCTAGGCTACGCAACGCAATCTCAATAAGCTCATCTGGGAAATTGTACTCTTTGCCACGCTTAGTTGCAGAGATGCGCTTCCTACGGAGTTTCTCTTTCGCACGCCACTTTTCGCCTATGTCATCCAAATGCCCATCATGGTCACGGATCTTCTTGGCAGCCTCAAACTCTTCCACCCTCTTCTCATGAATAGTCATGAGCTCTTTGTGCTTCTGCCCCCTAAAGCGTTCCTGCTCCAAGGTGTTCACATCAATGCCAAGCATGTTTGCATCAAAGTCTTTGACAGCAGTTCTCACATTCACAACACCCTCATCTCACTAATAGGAATCAAAAACACAGCCTCCATGTCATGCTCACCAGGCCCCCACCGATCATTCTCCCCACCCTCACCCAACCAGGCAGGATCCACATTACGCACATCAATAAACTTAGTCACACCATCAGACCAGCGCACCACAAAGAACGCCGGTGCAGTCTCAGCATGAGCAGTCAAATGCCGAAACTTCCTATCCACATTCAGAAACACTGTGGGGTACTGCGTGGAGGAACAGTTACGCTGCTTCACCTCAACCCACGCCACCAGCTTTCCCTCACGCTCAGCGA